TTACAGCGCCTGCTGTGCATACACCCGCTTCTACTCTTACATCCATGCGTTTACCTTACGCTACGGTGATTCGAACGATACCTGTCGAATCCCATGTGATTGTAAAGTTACCATTGGTTGATGACTGATCGGAACCGAAGTCAACATATCCAATGAGTGCCTTTGATGCTGCGTTTGCACCTGAATCATCATAAACTACTGCATAACGTGCAGTAATTGTTGAAGATGACCAAGTAACGTCAGCTGCATCGAGCACAATTACATTGTTTGTACCATCATATGTGGAAGTCTTGGAAGCCAAGGTAATTCCACCTGTGGTATATCCTGTACCAGTTACTTCGTATGAAGATACATCATCGAAATAATCGTGTGTGTCCTGGTTAGGTGTATAGGAAGAGCTGAGAAGAGCTACCTTGATGGTATCTGAATCCCAATCAATTTCCTTATTGAGGGCTTGCTTTAAGAAGTTACCGTATAGTTTGCTTGGCATTATTTAGTTCCTCCTTATGCTGTCTTCTCGATAATTGCGAATGCGTCTGCATCGGCAACTGCGAAGCCACGACGAATACGTGTCTTGAGAAGAACGCCATCCTTTGTGAATTCTGCATCACGAGAAACTGCTGACTCTACGCCACCACGAACACCGTTGATAAGCATCTGACGGTTTCCTACAATAAGTAGAGCGTTGTCGTTTGCACCTGGTGCATCAGTTGCAGCTGCAGTCTTTGCTGCGCCATAAGAAATTACCAATGGATATCCAAATAGAGATCCTGGTGTTCCTGATAGTGGATCTGGAAGAACCAAATCGTTATTACCCTTGATCATTCCACGAATTTCCTTGAGCATCTTAGGATGTGCCATCCATACTGTGTTAGATGCATCAAACTTTGATGAATCTTCAACAATACCAAGAGCATTGTTTAGATCATCGTAAGATAGAGCTCCACCTGTCTGGATTAGATTAGTACCTGCAGCTCCTGGTGATACTGCACGGTATAGAGATGTAAACGGCTGACCGTCATCTCCATCAGCAGCAGCATGAACACCAAGGCATGCGTTATCGAATTTGCGAGCCCAGCGGCTTGCCCATTCTCTCTTGTAAACTGTTAGAACGTCTACGAGGTTGTCATTTAGATCTTCCTCTGAAACGTGCATAATTTGTGCGTACTTACGTGCTGTCAATACGATCTCATCTAGAGTAGCTGATGCTTCTGGGATTGTTCCACCCTCTGCAACTACCTGTGGAGCGTCTGATAGGAAACGTGGTACAGTCTTTGTGCGAGAAGCCATTACTTCACGACGAGCAAAACGCTCAACTGCTGAATTAGCAATTAAGTCTTGGATTACATTAGAACCCTGCTCTTCGAGAATGTAACCATTGGCTTCTGTAAAATCTGTTCTTGCCATGTTATTTCTCCTTGAATTAGTTAATTTGAACTATTGAAAATAGATTATCGTCCAATACATCTATGGTCGCAAGTCCAAACGTCCATCTGGAGACTTGCATGCCATAATTATATCAAAAATAAACTCTATTTTCTACCCAAAACAGCCATTGCTTGGCGTTCTGATGCAGATAATTTCTTATCTACTGGTGCAGAATCTGCTGAATCTGCTTTTCCTGCTACTAGCAACTTTGGATCAAATAATTCTGGAAAATCTGACTTTAATTCCTTAATTTGATCATCAAGGCCAAGAATATTGAAATCATCATCAAATGATAGCCCTTCAAATTTAACAAATTTAAGAATTCTATCAGTATTGACCATATTTAACTTAGTCAATTCCTGAACTACTTTTTCTCTAAGCAATTTCCCGCTATATTTAGCATTGTCCTGCTCATATTGTGCCAGTTTAGATTCTAGGGCTTCTTTTTCTTCCCTAAATTGTTTTGCATCCTTTTTGGCACGGTCCAAAGCTGCTAGAACAGCTGCTGGATCTTTAATCTCTTCGGACGTACCATCCATCTGAGTTTCTTCCATTTATTTATATCCCTTGATTTTGTTCGGCTGCGGTTTGTTCCAAAGCCAAATTATTTGCATTTACTCCAGTTGATTGTAGAGAAATGTCTTGTGTTTGTCCTGTTGGGACTACAGAAGCCTCAGCAACCTGTGCTGCGATCTCTGCATCATATCCAAGCTCCAAAAGAATCTGTTCCAATGGCATTCCGACGCTCTTTTTGCGTACAGCAATGTCCCATTGGTCAACAGTATCAATTGTTTCTGGATTTTGCCAATCAATTTCTACTTCTGCTGAAATTCCTTCAACACGAAGCATGAATTTGAATAAATCTCTCCAAGTATTGCCAAATGCAAGCTGGCGGTTGAGAACCTTCTTGGTCAAAGGTGCTTCAGAGACACGAAGTGCCTCACCAGATGGAATATAGCTTCCCTTAGTGAAATAATGTGTCGGAGTTGATGTAATTGATGCCATTGCGTTTACGAATTCCATTACTGGCTCTGTAAATGTCTTTGGATCTGCCGCTGGGAATTGTCCAACGCTGGATACTCCCTGTAAATACCAGAGTTGTCCTGGGCCATTTTGTAATGCGCCTAGATTCTCTCTAGCAGTATCATCATCATTAAAATCTTCAAACTCAGATGAATTGCCACCATTAGACAAAGCATAGCGCTGTGGAGCACCCTGATAATCTACAGTGTACATATGAGTGTTGATTAATTTATTAATTGCATCTTGTGGGCCGTAAGCATCATAGTGCTCAGGTTTTCCGTATGGCTTATGTGTGCGGAAATGGAAAACAGGAATTTCATTCCAAGGATTTGGAACTGTTTCTGTTAATGCCATAATTGGAAGAGAAATTATATTTTCTAAATCGCCTCTTCCTTCATATTTCTCAATTCTGTCTGCATAATACAAATTGATTTTGAGAATTTTCTCATTATCAGTCTCCACTTGCCACATTTTTGCTGCAAAAGATTTAATTCTTGGATTTTCCTGATCATAAATAATTACAGTTGTAAGTGGAGAATTGTAATCAATTGCGACTTGACCAGTCATGTCTGGCCATACAATTGCATATGTATCTCCATGAATTAATGCTGATCTATGAATTTCATTTATATCTATCTTTATATCTGTTTGATCAAATACACGATCAATAAAGCGGTTAGCCGCTTGTGTTGTTGCTTGAACTTGATTAATTTCAAGTCTATTTAATACAGAATCAACTACTGTTTTAGCAAAGTTGAATCTAAAATCTGCGTTTTCAAATCTAAATATTCTGTTCCATCGTTGAGATTGAAATACTTCTGGCTGATGGCCATCATAATATGCCTCCGCCTTTACATATGCATCTCTCTGGGCTAGTATATGATCGAACGCCTTTTTTATGTCTGACATATTTATCTCCTCAGATAATTAAATTGTTTGGATAATACCTTTGGAGCTTTATTGTCCAAGAAGTAAAGTATCCCTGACACTACGGCATCAAGAACGTCATCGTGAGATATCTTTGGGAATGCCCACATTTGTTCCTCCAGCGCTGGGAAATGTGTAGTGTGGCGTATCTTTCCTTGCTGATAAAAGTTTAAGGCCTTACCAGCTCGTATCTGCTTTGACACAGATTGCTTTACAGATCTATATTTTACAGGAATATCTTTAAATACATCCTGCCATAGATCTCCACCTTGGTTCGTTTCAACATATATAACGCCTGGGTCATATATATCTACGAGTGCTGCCACTCGTTCTGCTAATTCTGATGGTGACACCTTCATCTGCAAAGCTTCTCGCACATAAATATTGTCATCATCACCTCTGGACAATACGGCTACACCCGTATAGTCAGAAATCTTTGTCTTTGTTACTGCTGGGTCTATAGAAATAATTGTATTTCCATATTCCTCTAATTCATTCAAAATAATATCTTGTTCAGTCCAGAAATTACCATCTGCATTTACAGGTCTATTCATATAATTCTTGGCAAAGTCACGCAGGTGTCTTTGGCTTAGCAGCCAGTCTAGAGGCCACTTCTGAGGCCATACAGAGCGTTCTGAGCCATCATCAGCGGTCATAATGGCTGGGAAGTAGTGGACACGTACGTTCTGGTCTGAAATCCAGTTTAAATCCTTATCTGTGTGTCCTTCAGCATGTTTTCTAAATTGATCCATCATAGAATTAGGCATAGTGGTAGTTCCCACAATAATCATACGAGCATATATATTCATTGGAGCAATATCATCAAAAACTGTATTTCTCTGTTGTCCTGCCTGATATTCAGAATAATTTTTCTCGCCTTTTTCAATATCATCAAGGATAATCAGGTCTGGTCTTTGGCCAAATACTTTTTTACCCAGAGAGTTGGTATCAATGCCATTAGCATCAAAGATAAAATCATTTGTCTGAACAATTCTCCAACTATTATTCGCAAGGGAACGCCCAGTGCTACCGACAATTTTAGGTGTACATAGTGCTGGGTAGTCTGCTTTAAGATATTCATTTGTATCCAATTCATTCTTAAATGTCATCAGATGTGTTTCTGCCTGACTAGCAGCATCTGAAAATGCAGCTACGAATTTAATATGACCATGGGCGGCGGCCCATAGTGGTAGTATCAAGAAGATCCATGTGGACTTGCCACATTCTCTAGGTGCAATAAATGCATCTCTATGTTGCTTAGGTCTAGTGGGTTTATTGATCCATGTCTTTCCATATTCCGCCAAAGCCCAATGGAATTCAGATAAAGTGAGCTCGTCGTTTGCATTCTTTAAGTGATGTGGCAAATATATAAGAGCAAATAGCATTGGATCAAATTTAGTAAGTTCAATACGCCCTTCAGAAAATGTTAATAGTTCTGGGTTAATATCTTCTAAATAACTTTCTAACTCCAATTTACTCCTAGTTGGTATATATATAATTTTTACTGTAGAAATTTATTTACAGTAGCAAAATATAATTTTTAAGACAATTTGTCAATGTGGGTGGTCCCATTTGTAGAAATATTATCTTTAATTAGATTATTTCTAGCTTTGGCTTCATTCAGCATATCTACGATTGCTAGATCTGTGCCATCTTTAGATCTATTCTCATTAATATTTGTAGACTTACCTTCAATTAGATTAATTGTTTGAATTGCTTTATGTATAGCATTTGATAGTTTATTTATATCTTCTGACAAGAGATCATCTTCATATAGTTTCTCCACCGCCCGATCTATTACAGCTTGGGCTGCTATAATCTTATCTTTATCTTTATAAAAGATATCTAATTGTTTGGCCATAACTGCTAATGTATTTGCGGTGGGAAGATCTAAAGATCTTTGAATATAAAACTTCTTTGCAGTATGATAAGATTTTGGATATCCCAAATATCTCATAGCTGGACCAATTCCCATTTCATTTGCAGTTTCTATAAATTCTGATATTTGTTCTTCTGTAAATATTGGATATCCCATTATTTGCCTCCATTTGTCCATATATTGGACATGTCTTGACATATATTGTCATATATGCCTATTGGCATAATATTTGACATTACGCACATGTTTCTGGTATTTTTTATAGATATATCAATAACTGTCATATCTATTTACCCTTATTCTTGTTAGCAAGCTTCTTATTTAATTTCTTTACTGCTTTATATCCTGCTGCTGGATATTCTCTTCTTATTCCATGTTTGTTCTTATCTATAATAATCTTTATCTTTCTTGATTCGCCGCCCGATTTAGTCTGCATATATTAGGTCCAAGAACTGTTTTAAATTGCCATTTGGCTGAAATCCAAAGCTAAATTGCTTGGTATTTATATCGTCATATATCTCTAGTGTCATAGATAATGTACCATCTGGATGATAATGTAGGTCTTTAGCGTATGGGAATAATCTATTCCTGCCGCCCTGTGGATTAAATAAATCTCTTTCATCCATTAAATACTGCATCCTATCACTATATGCTAATTATACATTATATAAAGAAAAGATGCCCTGGTTAAGTGGCAACTTAGAGGCATCCAGGGCATCCCTATAGGGTTAACTAAGGGAAATGAACTAACCTTAGTATATATATTCTATCATCTTTTCCAGTTAGGGTCAATAGCTAGATATTCAGGCTTTATTGGAAAGTCCCAGTCTTTCTTCATCTTCTTTTGTCTATATATAAATCCTTCAAGGAATTTATCTATGGCTTGGATTATTTCGTCATCTGTCATAGATTGGACTTGATCCATATTATGTTCTTTCCAAAAGGATTTGATCATAAGTGGTTCTTTGTAGGTAATACCTCTTGGTTCCACCGCCTTCATATTGTATTCCTTACGAACCCTTGGCTTTGAGCCTGGTCTAGGATTTTTAAGTAGATGATCTGGTAATTTCTTTCTACCTGCCATTGCGCTTCATCGATTCATAGCATCTAATTCTCCAGCAAGGCTTGCAGTAAATATTGTGTTTATCCAAACTTGTTGATTTAATGCCAAACTGACTTATAGGCTTTTCTAGGTGGCATTCTCTACAGATCTTCGATTGCACCTGAACCTGCTGCTGTGCGACCTTCCTAGAGGCATTGTAGCCCTTATAATAGGCACTCTGGCAGGACTTGCAGCGATACCCATGCCCATCAGGTGTTCTTTTATCTTTATGAAATTCATTTAATGACTTTTCTTCTTTGCAAACAGTACAAATTTTCATCTTTGGTTCTTCCACTCTCTATTTCTCGTAGTCTTGTCTCTATGACAAGGCCAGCACAATGTCTTTAAATTACTTGGGTCATTATTGGATCTATCTCCATCTATATGATCAACCTGTAATTTCTCATTGGTTCCGCATGTTTCACAATAATCTTTTTTGTACTTTAATTTTCTTTTTTCACAGGCAGCACAACCTGTTTTCCATACTTTAAATCCCAATTTAGTTTTTGATTGCCAAGTTACTGGCTTACCACAACCACATAATGGTCTTTTTGTTTCACTTGTTTTTATAATCATTTTCTTCCAGCCACCCAATATTTTTTCCTGGTTCCAACCAGCTACGAAGTGTGGCTTGGCTGTCTTGCATTATTTTAATCATTTCATCTAGGCTTTCTACCGCATTTTCTAGGGTTTCAATAGCCTGGTCCAGCGGCGCTTTGGCTTTAATTTGTTTTTTCATCGCCATTCTCCATTCCAGGGTGCGGCGGCCTGTGCTTTAAAAGAAGCCAAAGAGGAAGTGTCACTTTCCCATTCTATATTGATATCTTCTTTTGATATCTTTTTGGTATTAGAATTTACATATGAATTTTCGTTAGAAAATTCATTACTATTCTTTTCATTATTCTTTTCATTATTAACTTCATTATTATATTCATTATTTGTTGCCACCTCAGCGTATACCCGCTTTTCTAATAGCTCAGACCCTGTTTCCTTAATGAGTATGGGTGCATTCTGAGGGATTAGAGGCTTATACATATTAGAGTTATCTATGCGCCTCCAGACCTCAAGGTATCCCTGTGAGACTAATTCAGTTTTAGCTCTGACAATACTTGAAATAGATAAAGATGCAGCTTTTGCCAAAGTTTTATTACTTGGCCAGCACATTGCATTTTCTTTCCAATTATAATATGATGCTATTACTAATGCCGTAAGTCTGGCATTTGCGCTTAAATTAGAAGCAAAGATTGCTCCTTGATAATCATAATGATCCATATATATCCTTTCTAGGTGATATGTATGAATCTTACTATTGTTTGTTTCCTATGTCAACTACTTGATCAAATGATCGTATAAATGATTTACTCTGTCTTCTAATCTGTTTAGTTGGTCTTTCAAGGAACTGCCGCCATTTGGCTTAGCAATGTCTCTTTTGATCCGCATCTCAATATATGAGATTAATGTAATTACAGATAAGATTGCGCCTAATAGTTCCATTGTTAAAAACTTCTTCCCATAAATTTTTTAGTACCAAAACCATCTCCGCCAGAAGAATGATCCCAAATGTCTTCACAAGTTCCCGCATATTCGTTCCATGTATCAGATAAAGCAGTATATTTATCTTCTAATTCACTTGATAAAAAATTAGTAAATTCTTCTGCTTCATAACCTTCGCCCACTCCATATAAATATCCCAAAACATTATCTTGTTCTGATTCTAAAATTGCCTGTTGTCCTGGGTTTAAAAATGGATTATTTTGTAAACTTCCATATGCAGTTTCTACTTCAGATTCCCAATAATCCTGCATCCAAGTATCTCCAGAATCGCCAACACGTATATTGCCAGGCACACTTACATCTGCATCATCTAAAATCTTTTGCATAAAATTTGCAAAGCCTGATCCAACTCTTGATGAAGAAAACATTCTAGGCATTAGATATTACCTGATGTTATCTTAGCTTTATATTTATAGCCTTCCACTAATCCCACCGCATTTACTACTGGCTGGGTAGAAGATATAGTCCATTGACCATCTTCATATACAGGATTATCGTTTCTGTCCACCAAGTTCTCCAGTATGCCATTCAATTGTAGTTTGTCGTCAGCCAAAATAATTAAATCTCCAGTAAAGCTTGTAGAAATTTGCACCTTGATTGTCGTAGGAATTGTTTCATAACGTCTTTCAGTAACCGTACCATCGGGACTGGTTACAAGGGTATATCCTCTGTAGTCAACGGTGTAATTTCTATTCTTAACTGTGTTAAATAACATTAGACATTTCTCCATTTAGTAATCTTTGGGAATTGGAATATCTTTCCAGTTCTTACGCTCTTTGCTTTTCTGAAAGATAATCCCTTAGCCGCCAAAACTGCAAGCGGAGCAATGAATGGTGCATCCATATTTCTGTTGAAATTGATCAATGCATCAGTCTGACCCTGGCTTGTTAATGCGGCTTGCTTAAATACAATTTCCTCATTCTCAAGCATGTAGGCTGTCTGATAAGACACCATTTTGTCTAATAATAATAGATCGGCAGGATTATCTATATCTACTTCATCCTTGCCAATATAAATTTCAATTACACCTTGTGCTCTTTTAATTAGATCAAGGGTAACTTCATAGCCTGTATATTCTCTTACGCTATTTACTGTTGATAACATTATCTAGTCCTCCCAAGTTCTCGCACACGAATTGTATGTGTTGTTGTGTAATCTTTCTTTCCCGTCCCAGTTAATTCTAGCTGAAGCACATAGTCTCCAGGATATTCAAATAGGCTACGGGTTGTTGGCCATGTAAATGTAAATTTACCTATGTCCTTGTTTAATGTATTAAGGCTAGATCCAGTTAGATCTAACTCTTCATTGTAACTGCCTAACATCTTTACAGTAAAAGTAGTATAACCAGAGAGGTCCATGTCATTGCCATCTTGGTCTTTTACCTGTATAGAAAGAGGTCTGGCAGGTATTTGGTCTTTCCAGTATTGACTAATCATTTGATTATGTCCTCCCTTAAGTATAATATTGGATCAACATGTATCATGTAGACCACCACTTCATCTTCTTCTATTCCAGAAATTCTTGGATCTTTCATTAATGATGATGCATTAAATACATCCGCATTTATATTCTTTACAAAGTCTCCAAATTTAGCATTTGCTGTCAAAGGCAATGTTGTATTTGAAACATCCGCCAAAGCATATCCTGGTGCGTGTAATATATTAGCATTAGCTAACATTGATGCGGCATAAACAGTTCTATCTTTATCTGCATTGACTATAGGCATAGGCAGAATTGCAGTTAGATTCTTGGCAGCTTCAGTACGAACTACCAAGCCATCATCTACAATTTTATCAGATAACCAGCGAATACCACGAGTTAACATAGAAACCGCCGCAAATTGTGCTCTTTCAAATTGATAAGCATATGTAAGCTGGAACCATTGCAATGAGCTTGTTATAGTCTGAGTAGACAATGAACCTTTTTTGTTTAGTCTATTTACTCTACCTTTTCTAACACCTTTACCTAATCCGTCTTGCTGTACACCAGATCCAGTTGCATCCTCAAGTAATAGTTTATTAACTAATATATAATCGCCATTACTTGTCCAATATTTAAGTTTATTAATATCATTTATTAAAGTTTGATTGCCAGCAATAATTGCTGCCTCTAATCTTCTGTCTAAATTATCAGGTGAAGCAAGAAGTTCATCTCTTTTAGCAAGTGATATTTCTCCATCTTGATAAGCTCTATTAATAAATTCATCCTGAATTAGATCGACACCAAAATATTCTCTAGTGTAATCTTTATCTTCACGATCAAATCCTTCTGTAAATGTTACAAATATCTTACCAACAGTTGGTTTGCCATTTAATATAGTTCCTGGTTCTACAGCTATTGTTGTTGCATAATTTCTAAATGGATTGTCTACAGCTGTATTATTCTGTAATATTTGATTTGAAAAAGCGGTAATTACTTTACCAGCTTTAACATTTGCAATTGGAGCGGCTTTTGAATATGATGCTCGAAGTCTTTCATCAGACATAATAAATTCATCTCCAACTTGTAATCCGTTAGGACGATATTCTATTTTTGTATAAGGTCTGTTTGGGCCACCATAATCTACAGTATCGTCATTTTCAAAATAGAACCAATCTTTCCAAATGTATCCAGGCTCATTTGTTAGATTTTCTAAAGTATTTATAACTCTATGTCTATTATTCTTATGTAAATCTAAATAGTCTCCACTGGTTCTAGGTATAATAGCTCCGTTTGGTGAAATTCTAGCTGTTACATAAGCATCGGTTGTAGTAAAATCACCTTCATGAATATTAGTTACATCTTCAACTCTATCAACAATTCCAAGATCTACAGCTAATTGATGATTAGTTACAAATAAAGATATTCCAGTATCTAAACCTTTACGCAATGAAACTAGGAATTTATCAAATAGTTCCCGCTCTCTTAAATTGAAATATTCATCTGCAAAATCTTCTCTAGTATAGGCATCTCGCTCTATGCTTTCTTCTGGATAATTCTTGAAGAATATTGCATCAAACTGAGATAAATCAATGTCATTAAATACATCTATATATCTACGAGCATCAGTTACAGGATCTGTGAAATATCCACGAGTATTTACCTTATAAGCATATTTGGCTGGATCTTCTCTTCCAGTCAAAATTGTAAATGATGGTTCTTGAATCTTAATATTTTCAACACCATATGCCTCTGGCTTAACCAATTCGCTCACATAGCGGCCAGTAACATCTACTGGATATAGATCCCAATCGTACCATTGCTGTGGAGGCTGGCGGAAATAATCATCTGTGCTTACAACAGGATCAAAGGTTGGACCGCCTGGATTTGTTATTTCTAATGGATTTCTTGCGATAATTCCATCAGTATCTTCTGGCCAGAAATAAAATACGATTGCACGTCCACGATTACCAGTAGCAGTATTATTTGCTGTCATGGTAATTGTAGCCTTCATTGGCTCTGCCTTTATTGGTTCATACTTTAGATATCCAATATAATTTAAATCTACATCTTGTTCTGAAATAAATGCTTGCTTATCATATGACCATGCTGATGTTTCAAAGTCTGATTGATAAGTAGTTATTGCATTATTGGATCCCATTACATAGAGTCTTGCAAATTGTTGTCCGCCGCCAATTTGCTGACGATCTAATTGACCATCTACCCAGAACTGGATACGATTATCTGTATATCCAATTTGAACAATTATGTGGTGCCATTGACCATCTGCTATATTCTTACGGCCAATCATAAATGGATTGCCTGCCATATCTGGATTGGCAGGATGTGGAGTTCTATTTCCAGGAACACCTGAAGTAGTACTTGAGTTCATCAAATAAAGCTTGCCGTCATATAAACCAAAGCCAGTTTCTAACTTTTGAGTATATAAGAAACTCTTCCATTTACCTTTGGCAATTATCTGATTAGCTTTTGTTGTCTTAATGCTAAATTCAAGGCTGAATGGCAATTGAGATTTATAAATTTCTTCAGGCATTTCAAATTCAATATTATTGACACGAACTGCTTTTCTACTAAAATCATCAAAATATCCTGTATATAAAGCAGGTGTTGGTGTCAAATTTGGAGCAATTGATGGGTATACCTTTGTTTTAGTAGTATTTGTACTGCCAGGTGATAAGAATATTTTTTCTTCTAAATTATTTTCTAAATATCCATTTCCTACAGTTATTGTAGATGTAACATCATCAAAGAATTTAAGGAATGTTTTTGCCACTTGTGTGGATGCAGTATTTGGAAGATTTCCAGTTACAAATGCAGGTTCAATATTTTGTTCTGCATGTTGAGCAAATAATCTTACATACCATTGGTCATCAGTTAATTGTAGATATGCTGGTGGAAGTGGAAGGAATGAATTTGCTAATGCTGGTTCTGCAAATACTCTTGCGCCCTTTATTGTTACAATTCCAGGCATTACAAATGTAGCATCAAGGGCTACAGCTGTTGGAACAGATATGGATCCTCCGCCAGTTGATATTGGATGAACAAATAATGCAGATGCATCCATATGGTCAGCGCCATGGAAATCACCTATTTGTAATTGTGGATCATGGAATAATGCATCAGCTGTAGCTGCTGTATGTCCATAGTTTGCATCAATTACTACGTTACCGCCAAAGTTTGGTAGTACGAATAATGCTGAAGCAGTTCCTGGCGCAGCATCTAATATTTGTTCTGTAATAAATGTAGGCATTTCAAATAGGGCTGATGCCGTTGCTTCATCTACTGTTTGAGTAGTTCCTGTACCAGCGATATTTGTCGGCATAGGCAAGGAAGCAGTAGCAGTAGTATCCATTTCAAGTCTTAGTTTCTGCCATGCTTCAAATACTTCTTGTGCGGTAAATGCAGTATTTGTTACGAATACTTCATCGATTAATTTATCTACAGATAAATTGCTTGCAATAATACCTGCAACTCCACCAATAATGAATTCGCCATTATCTGTCATTTGTGTAGAATTAGACGAAGATAAATGTTCTTTGCCATCTACATATAATTTAACCGTACTGGCTTCTTTTACAATTACAGCCAAGTGCCATTTGCTATCAGCATAATTTGTCGTGCCAGTATAATTTGTAACAGTTCCATTTGCATTACCAGCAAGAACTCTTAAATAGCCGCTTGTGGCAAGCATTTGTAGCGAGAAGCCATTACCGTCATTAGCACCAGTAGTTTCACGACCACCAAATCCAACAATTCCTTGCTGATTAGTTGCATTTCCAATTTTAAATACAACACCTATTGTGCAAAGATCATCTGTAGAAAATGTTCCAGTATTGAGAGAATAATTACCTCTAGTAGTCTGTTCTCTAGTTGTAAACTTAAATGCTCTATTATTAAGACCAGTTTCACCCTGTGTAAATCCTTGTGGGCTTAGATATGGGACTAATGCAATTGATGCACTACCAAAGTTTACTGGCGATCCGCTTCCTTCATCTAAACGATAATCAATAATTGGATTCTTAGATTGAATATAATCATTAAAGGCACTGTCAAATTTAACAGCCGAATCAGGCATATATGCACTTGCTTGAACGGATGTAGGTACTCCATAATCCCAAATATTTGCAATTTCAGTTGTGCCTATAGCTGCTGAGGTTGTAACAAAGAATTGAGATAGATAAACTTTATCAGTAGAGCTTGATTCAAATTGGAAACGATCTAATGTAAAGGTTTGATTCATTGTAGTAGTTCCAATAGATGTATTGTCTATCCACAATTGCATTGTTCCGCTACTTAATTTAGCTACTACAAAATGCCATTCTCCATCAGTAATATCTGTTGTTGATGATATTGTATGATTGGTATTGTTTTTAAAAATAGTAAATGTAATTCCACCATCAGTATTCCATCTTAAAATAAGATTTTCTGTGTTGCCAGTATTATATGAAGAAATAAAAATTGAATCTTCTTTTACTAATTTCTTTGTCCAAAAACCTATTGTAAAATCTTCATCATTGAGTAAGGCAGCTATTCCAGTTGCATTTGGCGTAGTCTGAGAAACAAGATTAATAGTATTTGCATCATCTAATAATATGAGTGCTCCAGATCCCTGCACACCGCCAGTAGGATCATTTGTGACAAGTGGGCCCCAGGCAGAAGCTCTAGTTGGCTCTGTTCCATAATCTGTTAAAATTTTAGTTTTATCAAATTTAAACCAAGTCTGAAGAGTTAATCCAGACATATATGTATTTAATAATGTTGGGAATTCTACCGTTGAATTGTAATGATCTCCAGATGCTGCACTAGCAGTCATTGGAGATGCTGATAATACTGTTTCTACTGAGAATGCAGGCATTACAAATAATGAGCTGGCAGTTCCAGGAGTATCTGCAAAGTCTACAGATGCACCAGCATTAAAGTTATCTAATACTTGTTGTGCAGATAATTCATAATCATATGCAGCAAATTCATCCATCCAGCCTTTATAAGAGCTTGTATTATTTGTGTCATAAGCTCCAAGAATTTTATGATTAGTCCCAAAATGTGATGCTGAATTATCAAGATAAAATCTTGTAGCAGTTGGCGGAGTACCAGTTCCAACTAATTGTCCATCTAAATAAAATTTTAAAGAAGTAGTATTAACTACTGCTACTACATGGTGCCATTTGTCATCTACAACAGTTGCACTGCTTTTAATGCTAACAGGAGTATCACTAAGACTTCCAATTATCGTATTAAATACGATTTTATATCTATCTGCTACAACACCGTAGGTTCCTCCAAATATTTGTAAATTAAATAAAGCTACGGCAGCACTATTATTTGCAAGTGATAAATTAGTAGTTCTACCTCTAAAAGACCATAAAAATGATTCAGCTCTTGAACCTAAAAATGTTTGATTTGTTTTGAACCAAGTTTCAATTGTAAAGGATCTATCATCAAATAAGGTAAATTCTGGCATTTGTGATAGACGGCATTGGCTTTGATTAAAATATACCGCACGTCCATCAACATCTGTCTGTTCATTTAATAATAAGCCATCAAAGTGCTGTGTCAGTGTGCTTGTAGCAGATCCTGAGTTTACAGGATTACCAGCAGTTTCATTAAAACGATACCAGATCTTTGGATTTAAGCTAGATATTTGATTAAAATATGATGCCATAAAAATAGGCGCAGCTTATGCTACGCCTTAACTCCTAACAAAGACTTAGTTGGTGTCACAGATGAAATACTATTTCCGCCTACTGAAGGTACGGATGGAAGAGAGAAGCGAGTCACTACTGGAGCAAATATGACGACACCAGAAAGGAGCTCTACGGTAGTTTGGACTTCATGCATTACAGCGCCTGCTGTGCATACACCCGCTTCTACTCTTACATCCATGCGTTTACCTTACGCTACGGTGATTCGAACGATACCTGTCGAATCCCATGTGATTGTAAAGTTACCAT